GGGTTATTCGCAAACATGACGGGCTCTGGTATAGGCACTGGGATAGGAGTGAACCCCCATCCTGGAGGGTCATTCGTGACCTCGGAACTAGACGTATCAGGTAGCTTGTACCAGTAAGCCGTGGTGACGTTTGGCACAATGCTATCGAGCAGCGGAACGGGTATAACCTTCAAGTACAAAGCTCCCCAGTATTGCTGGATCATAGAAAGGTATGACTCTAGACATAAAAGCCCATCGGTCATGGCAAGAAGACCAAGGATACACTGCTTCAACGCCTCTTTTATTCCAGATAACACATCGGCGGATATACTGTTCGCTTGTGTAGCTAACAGACCCACGGTGTCATGCAACAACCAGTAATTAGCCTCTCCTATATATCTTCTTAATATCGGGGTGTCTTGGATAAGTTCCCAAGCCTCCTTAGCAAAGTCTATGGAGAACGTACCCTCCATATCTGCCGATATTTCGTTAATTTTAGCTATTAGCTCCTCATACATCTGAGCTATATCGTTTAGACGGTCAATCCAAATCTTAAGCACCCGGTCAATTTGTTTGAGAGAAACCTCTTTGCCTTTGAGAACGGGGGCTAGCGTGTAATGCAGGGTGTCGTAAGCGTTCCGAGCACCCAGAACAGCCGTAGCAATAAAAGGGTTATTGTCCTCTCTAGATACGGCAATGTTATCGTCACCGAGGGTGTCGTCTACGGGTTCTTTGTAAAGGGAGCCTATCTTACCAAGCAAATTCATTCGATAATCCATCCACTATCTGTGTAGTACCAATCGCCGTCATTAAGTAAATACTGCACGGTCGTTGTGTCTTTAGCCATGCCTATAATAGGGGCGTCTAATGATGGCCTGCTGTAATAAAGAGACCCTAGAGTCACCTCTATTGTACCTTTTTCTGGTTCTGGAGCGGAAGACCTCGTTGTGCCGTCCATATCGTTAAGCATTCGAGCTACGTCTGTTTTGAACTGCTCAAACCCCGCCTCTGCTCCGTCATGATTGCACCACATTGCGGGGCACAGCTTACCCGTAATTTGGTTATGCATTATGATGTTTGAAACTTTAATGCCAAATGTATCACATAGCCAAGCCACTAAGTGGGTCGCGTTAAAATAGGTATCGTCACTATAGTACCAGTCTTTGTCTGTCGGTCTTGTTCTTGTCTTCTTCGCCTTACAAGAGCAAATTTCTACGTTTATTGTGTTAGAGTGCCCTGCTACGCCCGCGTGACTCATAGATAGAGCCCCTTTGTATGCAGTTATTCCCCATCCCACGGTACGGCAAGGATTTTTCTTAGAAGCAGCGGAGCCACAACTATACGTACAATAGTGCGTCTTTGGGTTTACCATCTCCCATATAGCGTCTTTCCCGACGAGGTAGTGTGCGTTAGATCCAGCAGACACATAATCATTGTACACTTTTAGCATACCAGCAACGGTATCTGTGACACCCCCTGTGAAGTGTATAACAATGTATGCGGGTGCAGTACGCCCCCATAGGCGTATGTGGGACCAAAGTTTATGCACAGTAGAAATGGTAGGCTTAGAGACACTCATAGCTATAAATGTAGATTATTTTTGTTTCACGTGGAACAATCTCAGCGACTAGTATTCATCCCAAAGAGCTTATTCATGACGTACTTCTGTTTATCCCTATTTGTCATGCGCGGAGGCGTCGTGCTCGTCATACGAGACATGGACGCAGCCCCTAATGACATAGCGTTACATATAGCGTTGTATGAGCTTTCCGCCACGGCATCGGCTATATCTTTGCCCCCTGGTACCTGTTTTCCATCCACGAGAACTGTGGCCGGGTGATCTATTTTCTTAGGTAAGTTCTGTAAGTTCAGCAGTTCCATACGTAATATTTTGGATTTTGGGAGCTTGTGCTGTGATAATAAGATATTGCTGCTTAGTTTTAGATACGAGTCCTTAGTTCTATCCGCGGAGGAATACTTAACGTTAAACCCTAGTTTTTCCAGAAGCTGCATCATATCGGCACTCTGGTACCCGTCACACGTGATTAACGAAATGTGGACTTTCTGGCTTCTTAAATAAACCAGAAACTGCCTTACTTTCCAGAGGGGGACTTCACTTCCAGGCAGTGCTTTAATTCCGAAGGCAAGCGGTGTTTCTACTAAGGGGCTTAGTTTAGAAGATATACTACCATCTAAGAACGATGTCGTGCTCGTGTGTATCTGTTCTGTGACCCTGCTCATAGCAAACCCAAAGCGGTCATGCTTCAAGCCACCGTCTAAATGTACGTAGTAGTTACCTGTAGGGAGGCCTCCCTTATAGTAGTCGGATAGCTGGTCATCACCTGTTAGCGTTAGGAAGATCTCGTCTGTGGTCATGGCGTTATCCAAGCACAAAGCTTTATCGAGAGCTTCTACGTTATAGATCAAGTTCACACCGTTTCTAGTGGATACGCCCGCTAAGTCTTGCAGAGCTCCAGGTAGATTGTTTTCAAAGTCTTTTCTATACTCCACGGGCACTTGTATAGTAAGCCCCATGTAGTCATCCATTTCTTTAGCGGATGTCAAAATCTTAGGCTGCTCAACGTCGGAGCCTATAAACACGGGGAACGTCTCACCGCTATAGATGCCCTTGTGGGCTTGTACTTCCCAAATAGCGGGCTCATATATAGCCACTCTGGGATTTCCCCTCTCAGCATCAATGTGAGACTCTAGGAACGACGTGTTTTCATTTCTGGAGGACACCACCCACATACGACAGGGAACCTCACCACCTTTAGTCATAAATCGAGAAAACATACGACGGCGGATAGAGTTATAGTTCTGAATAGCTTGGTCGGCGACGGCGTTCTGAAAGTTGGCTTCATCAATGATTGCACCAATCACAGCCTTACCGAGAGAATGGCGCATACGAGAGCCGTAGGCTATTCCAATGTGGTGTGGGAACATATCTTCGTCTATACGATCACCCTTCCCTGGAAGTAGCTTAGAACGAAAATAAGGGGATTGCCCTATAGCGTCTATTAGCTGGTCTGCGAGAACGGCTCCAGCTAGATCCATGGTGGCAGTAATGAGGGTTATTACGATAGGTGTTGTCGGGAGAAGCTTGTACTTTTTGTGTGGATTCTTTAACAAGGTCACTCGATATAGGTCGTAAAGAACCCCTATAATAGATATCGAACTCTTCCCGATTCCTATTGCTCCAGTTATACAATTACTTGTAACAATTCCGCAGGATAGTGTGTAATTATGCAGGCGGTCCACAGTGAAGTTGTACACTGGTTCGGGAGGCAGTTTCTCTATGGAGACAATAGCGTGATTGTAGTTTTTAGCCTGCTCTATGATTTCGGTCCACTTCTCTTTTAAGAGTGTAAAACACGGAACGCCATCAACTGTACAACCAAAGTTCTTCGCTATGGGCACCCACCGCCTCTTATCCAAATCCTCGGGCTGTAGACTGCTAATGTTTGCCATGCGGTTTAGATTCTTCAGTATTTTTCCTTGGTGGCATCGTAACTGTTGTTCGGGATTACTATTCCGAGAAGACATCCTAGATGACGCTAAGTCTCGCTGCTCTACAGTAGACCACCTAGCTATCTTAGCCATAGCTTGGAAATTGCTATCAAGATTCCGTGCGGTCATCTTTGTTGATGCCCTAGACCGTTGAGTAGCACTAGACCATCTTGTTTCCGTAGCCTTGTGTAGGCGGTCTAACAAGATGTCCTTGTGCTCTGCATTATATTTAATAAACTTTGCACTGGATAGTTTCTTGCCCTCCACGGAAGTTACCCAAGCATGCTGACCTTCACGCATGCGGTTCTTAGTCTCTTCGGATTTAGACTTCCACGAGGCCTTTCCTCCCCTAGAATGAAAAAGTCTAAACTTATTATCCATAAATGCTTTAAATATAGGGTCATGCTTGCACCTATTCCACAGACTATGATGCACTGAGAAATGTGCATCACTAGTAAGGGCTATCAAATTAAAAGGTCGGTCATCACTCTTATACTGATTCTTATGATGTACATACAGACCATCCAAGGATCCACTTTTCCACCGCTGGACGACTCTGCTCCGCTTCTCACGACGCTGGGAACGATTGTTCCACACGTAGGCATACCCCGCCTCGTCATGCGTCAAGTTGTACGGCATCAATGACTGTCCGACCTCTAGGCTGTCCACACGGTACCAACGGTTGTCCTTCCCAAGCACGGGATGCTCACCTGTGGCCTTGAACCACCTGCCATTGTCCAGTGTCACCTTGTAAACTTCTCTAAACCCTGTAATCGTAGGGGAGTGCGCCTTGCAAGGCTCCCACTCCTTGGTGTTCATGTTGAAACCGAGAACCCAAAAGTCACGACCACCATATTCCTGACAAATCTGCCCCATGGTCTTCGTGGTCCCGTCCAGCAGATCCACCTCGGTGTCCCCCGACAGGCATACCTCGATTTTTGGTGAATACAGGGGGTTTGGGTATATCTCTTTGAGCCTCTGCATCCAGTACGGGTACACACCGCCACCTGTGTCGCTGTTGTATATAGTGCCCATGTACATAGGGTCGTGTATGAACGTCTCGATGTCCACAGGTACGGACTCATAGCCTTCTGCTAGTGCAGCGGCCTTGTACAAGTCATTGTCACTTAAGTTAGCTAGTGTCTTTTGTTCTACCATGTTTTCTCTCAAATGCAATAATACACGAAGGAATCCTGCTCTTCAACAGCGACTATGACTTTCTTATCGTGCGTTAGCGTGCTTAATACTGTGCTTCCTATATCTAAAGCTTGGTTACTGGTAAACACCTGCATGTCCGAAAATAGCTTAGATAGCTCATTGCAATTATTGGTCACGTTGCCCATCGTAGTCTCGTCGATGTTTGTATAATTTCCAAACGGAATTATAGTCTGGGCATCCTTTGGAAACTCCCCAGACACTAACGTATCCCAGCCCATACGCCCAGCGATAGGGGCACGGCTGTATATTCGCCTAAACGGCACTTGGATTAATATGGGCTTCACTTTGTACAAGTCACTATAGTAGACCACACGTTCCTCATTAAAATCAACTAAAGCAGTCTTGGGGCTTACGTTTGAAAGCAATACAGCTAACTGTCCGTAAGTAAGTTGTAAGTTTAGTAACGTCAGTGGAACCTTCGGGCCGTTCTCAATGCCCATACCACCTAGTATATCCGAAGCCTCTGCGCTATCTAGGGACATAGGTACTACGTCGAGCCACTTTAGATGCTTGGTAAGTAACCCGTTCACCCGTAGAAAGGGTCCGTCAGAGCT